TCTAATACTAGTTTCGATTCCCGCGTTATGGCAAGTTGAGCCCGCGTAGCTCTAGATACACTTTGATGTATCTTGTTGAAGGGTATTACTCCGTTCAGTCTTTTTTCCATTAAAGCTGCGTAGTCCCGGCAACCGGGTACTACAGCCTGTTCGACAGACGATGATTCCTCATCCTCTCTCAGGTGATATGGTATCACCTCCCGCACCTTCCACTCCACCGGTGCCCATCGGTCGTCGTTACACCCACCGACGACGTTATGTGCTGAAGCTGCTATGGCCAGTTTGTCGTACGGTGTCTTAAACACGGTAGACAGATGTTTAAAGATCTTAATGGTGAGCAGATCTATCTGTTCCGTTGCTGTTGGCGCTCTGCGCTTCAACTCTCCCATCCGTGTAACAGTGGCTGAGACGGCGTCTAACGCTCTCACCGGCATTTGTGACTCTATTCGTGAATGTACGGCTGTCGCACACGCCCGTGATAAATATTGAGAGCCCAACCCGTCAGACATTTCTATCTTGTGTTCTACCCGCAGAAATTCACCCACAGACAATATGTTACACTTCGCAGGTTGAGCCCTCGCATTTATGTCAGCCATCATGTCATGTACATCGATAGCTGCTTTCACACTCCGAATTGCGATCAGCACGTCGTCCCCATTGTGTACTGAGTCTACTACATCAGGGTGTTCAAACACGCCTGCTATATCCATGTACACGTAATTGAGCACCGTGTTGATGAAAGTGGTTAGTCTAGAGCCAGACAACAGAGTTCCATTTGGTCTATAGGGGCCATCCTGTAGTGGGTAAACCATGATGTCCGTATAACTGTCCAAGATCCAGTTCATAGCCGCGAGTTGATCTTCCGTCATTGCCGGTGCAAAAACGTCTCTGTATGCTTTAATTACAGCTATCATGCTGGACGTAGAATGTTGAGCGTTAAAGTCATCGAAATCATAACAAAATGAGTCACAACCTTCCAACATCACCTTAAGCCGCTTATGCAC